TCAGCTACAAGGCGCTTTCAAATAAAAGCCAAGAATTATTTCCTAACATATCCCAAATGCTCAATATCGAAAGAAGAAGCACTTTCCCAATTGAAAAACCTAAACACTCCTACAAATAAGAAGTTCATCAAAGTTTGCAGAGAGCTCCATGAAAATGGGGAGCCTCATCTCCATGTGCTTCTTCAATTCGAAGGCAACTACTGCTGCCAAAATCAACGATTCTTCGACCTGGTCTCCCCAACAAGGTCAACACATTTCCATCCGAACATTCAGAGAGCTAAATCATCGTCCGACGTCAAGTCCTATGTCGACAAGGACGGAGATACTATCGAATGGGGGGAATTCCAAATCGACGGCAGAAGTGCTAGAGGCGGTTGCCAGACAGCTAACGACGCTGCCGCAGAAGCCTTGAACGCACCTTCCAAAGACATCGCCTTGCAGATAATCCGGGAGAAGATGCCGGAAAAGTTCTTATTTCAGTTTCACAATCTAAATAGTAATTTAGATAGGATATTTGCAAGGGCTCCGGAGCCATGGGCCCCTACGTTTCCCCTCTCCTCTTTCACTAACGTACCGAGAGAGATGCAAGATTGGGCAGATGACTATTTTGGGAGAGGTGCCGCTGCGCGGCCGGAACGACCTATTAGTATCATCATTGAAGGTGATTCTCGAACGGGAAAGACGATGTGGGCACGTGCATTAGGGGCCCATAATTATTTGAGTGGTCACCTCGATTTCAATCCTAGGGTTTATTCAAATCATGTTGAATATAACGTCATCGATGACATCGCACCGCACTATCTAAAGTTAAAGCACTGGAAAGAATTGATTGGGGCCCAAAGGGATTGGCAATCAAACTGTAAATACGGAAAGCCAGTTCAAATTAAAGGTGGTATCCCATGCATCGTGCTTTGCAATCCTGGCGAGGGGGCCAGCTATAAATGTTTCCTCGACAAAGAAGAGAACTCAGCATTAAGTAGTTGGACAAAGCACAATGCACAATTCATCTTCCTCAACTCCCCCCTCTATCAAAGTTCAACATCGGGCTGCTAAGAGGAGAGCTATACGAAGAAGACGAATTGATTTACAGTGCGGCTGCTCCATTTTCGTACACATAGATTGCGCAGGACATGGATTCACGCACAGGGGAACTCATCACTGCACATCAGGCAGAGAATGGCGTGTATACTTGGGAAATATCAAATCCCCTTTATTTCAAGATGTACAACGTCGAGGACATACTATACACGAGGACCAGAGTCTACCACGTCCAAATACGGTTCAACCACAACCTGAGGAGAGTACTGGGTCTCCACAAGGCTTATCTCAACTTCCAAATCTGGACGACATCCCTGAGAGCTTCTGGGATGACATATTTAAATAGATTTAAATATTTACTTATGTTGTACATAGATCAGCTAGGCGTTATTTCAGTTAATAATGTAATTAGAGCTGTTCGCTTCGCAACAGACAGACAATATGTAAATGCTGTACTCGAGAATCATTCAATAAAAGTCAAAATTTATTAATTTGTTATCGAATCATAAAAATAGATCCGAATTTTTAAAGTTGCGTACACGGGGTTTGAGGCATGAGTACATGCCATATACAATAATAGGGCGTTCTCCGTATGATTCTCGTATTTTCCAGCTTCTTGATGGTTGTAGACGACATGATTGTTGACCTTCCAGAACCGCTTGACAAGCGCCTGCTCGTTGCTTGCGTATTGTCCACCTGTGACCTTAGCATAGAACTTATGCATGACTTGAAAACGATCACGGAGATCGTTTTTCACAGTGGCGGTGCTAGGCTCGTTGTCGAACATGTTAAACACCTGGCCAAAGTCCATAGGGGTACCATACGGTCTACGGTCCCTGACCAACCAGAACATGGCACTGTTCGTGTGGTTCTTCAACTTGATGTTCTCATCCATCCATATCTTACCCAGAATATACACAGACTTAACACAGAAACGCTTACCCACACGGTGTGTAATACCGTTACCACGTGTCACATCGGAGACGCACATCACCTTACCAGTATGGGAGATATCGTGACGCTGTTCAAACGACTGGACTTTACATGGGCCTTCACAACCCCTTGGAACATCGGGGGTTCTATACATCCGATATATCTTGGGCTTCCTGTACATGGGCCTGTTTACCCAGTCAGTGGCCTTGTTGGACCGTGGCCCAACTCCTGCACGTGGAGAATTATTAACGCCCCGGCTAATCTTAGATGTACTAGCCATGTGGCGCCATGGGGCATCGCGCTTAGGCATTTTGAATTAAAGTTAACGACATATGCACGTTTAATTTATAGCCGTTATGCAACTTGGGCGTTAAGTAGTTCTAAATATCTTAGCTCGTCAAATGCATCATGATTGGGCCAAAATTATTTTCAATAAAATTAAAGGTGAGAGGCCCCCAACAGAGGCCCGATGCTAAATGGGCCTTATAAAAATCGCGCGGCCATCCGGTAATATTATATCGGATGGCCGGCCACGTGTAGCAATCTCCTTAAAGGAACTTCTAGTATATAAGAGCTACCATAACTACCAATTCATATGAGTTTTAGAGCAGCTACCAATTGGTAGTAAGGGTCATATTTACAAATATGCCA